ACGAGTACCTCAACCCGCCCCCGCCTGAACCCCCTGCACCAGCCCCATCAGAAAACCTGCTCACCCCCGACGCTGCCGGGCCCCCACCCACACCAACCCCCCAGGTACCGTCTACTGCTGTACCACCGCCAGTATTGACAAGTCCCGCTCCACCTGCTACAACTGTGCCAGAGACGGGGACGTCCGCCCCGACTCCGACTGCAGCGCCCTCGGGTGGAGTACCGACCGCTCCGAGCAGGCCCAGTCCTGCGACGACGCAGACGGGGGTAGTAAGCGGCACACCCCCCGGTGCGCCCCCTCCTCAAGGGCCCCCGCCTGCGGTTCGTCCATCACCCACCCAGCAGCAGTTTGTCTCCGAGCACCTGCAGGACGCGCTCGCCGTCGAGGCGCGCACCGGTATCCCGCACCAGGTCCTGCTGGCCATCCCAGGCAACGAGACGGGCTGGGGTCGGGTCGTGCAGGGCAACAACTTCTTCGGCATCAAGGGCACCAACCCCAAGACGGGCGCCAACACGGGCCCCGTCGGGACCTGGGAAGAAGTCAACGGCCAGCGGGTCAACATCCAGGACACGTTCAGGGCGTACGGGTCGTACCAGGAGTCGGCCGACGACTTCGCCCAGTTCCTGAAGGACAACCCGCGCTACCGCCCCGCGCTCGACTACCTGAACCAGAACCCCAAGGACTGGCGCGGGTTCATCAGGAAGGTCCACGAGGCGGGCTACGCCACCGACAGCCAGTGGTCGAGCAAGATCGTGGCTATCGGCAACAGCATCGAAAACGGCGGCGCGCCGACCCAGAACTCGACCGACACCTCAGGCGCGGCCAACCGCACCTCGACCAGCATGCTCGGCCCCGACCGGACCACGGGCCGACAGGGCATCAAGTCGGTGATCGACGTGGCCAACCAGGCCATCGGCACGCGCTACCAGTACGGCGGGCCAGGCGGCAGGTCCGACTTCGGCGAGACGCTGCTGCCGACCGATTGCTCGGGCTTCGTTAGCTGGGCCTACGAGCGCGCCACGGGGCTGCGCGTGCCCGCCTATACGGGCGACATCTGGCGCACCACGCGCGGCATCCGCGCCGAAGAAGCTGTGCCAGGCGACCTGGTCATGTTCAACATGGACAACCCAGACCCGGGCATCCAGCACGTGGGCATCTATCTGGGCAACGGCAAGATGATCCACGACTCCAGCCTGAACCCGAACGGCGGGGTGGACATCACCAGCCTGTGGAAGGGCGCCGAGTTCAGGCGCGTGGCGGGCGTCGACCCGAGCCTGGTCAACGCCGCTCAGCCCACCGACCGTCCCGGTCTGTTCAGCCAGCCGCTCAACCTGCCGCACGCGGCCGACTACTCGTTCAAGCCGCAGCCCCTGCCGCCAGGCGAGTGGTCGACGTTCGTGCCCGACCGACCAGGCCCAGGCTCAGCCCTCAAGCGCAGCCCGCTCAAGACGTGGGGCGCGCCGCAGGGCATGGGCAACGACCTGGGCGCGGGCGCCGACGACCCCAAGCCGAGCATGTCCAAGAAGGAAGCCAGCTACGTCAAGAAGGCCCCCGAGGACCACTGTGCCGACTGCAGCATGTTCCGCAACCAGAAGTGCACGCTGGTCAAAGGCCAGATCAACCCGGGCGGGTCGTGCGACTACTTCGAGCCCAAGCAAGCAGGCGTCGGTGCGGGCCAGGAGGGCTTCACCGAGGGCGGCGGCGGGGGCGCGCTGATCGAGGAGAACGACGAGGAGCGCGAGCGGCGGCGGCAGATGGAGATCCGCCGCTACATGGCCGAGAAGGCGGCGCTGGGCATGCCTCCCCGACCGACGCTCCAGCAGGGCCTGCGCGACGCCAACGCGGCCATCGACCGGCGCCTGGACGAGGCGGGCCAGGCGTTCCGCACCAGCGCTGAGGCGGGCACGCTGCCGCAGGACATCGCCTCAGGCATCGCCGAGACAGGCGGCGGGGCGCTCAGCGCGCTCGGCACAACTGCGCGCGGTGCAGCGGACACAATCGGCGGCGCGCTGAGCGGGCCTGGCCAGGCCATCCAGGCAGCAGGCGAGGAAGCGTTCAAGACCGACCAGGGCCCGTCTCGTATACAGCAGATTCTGAACCCGCCAACGCCCCAGCCGAGCGCACAAGAGACCGTGCAGCAGGCCATCACGCCCGCTATCGAGCAGGCGCCGAGCGTGCTGCAGGGGATCTACCAGGGCGCCCAGGAACTGAACCGCCAGACGCCAGGCCAGGGCGCGGTCGAGATCGCCCAGAACATCGCCGCCAACCCCGATGTGCAGCGCACGGCGCAGGTCGCCGACCAGATCGCGCGGGTCATGAACCCGATGACGTCGGGCTCGACGATGGCTCCCGGTGTCGAGGCCAGCGTCAGGTTCATGAAGGACAACGGCTACGACACGACGCCCGTCGAGAACATCATGAACGAGCAGCCGTCGCCGGGTAGCGTGTCCGAGTACGTGGCCAAAGGCGGGGTGATCAACAACCCGTTCGACGGCGCGCGGCTGATGTGGGAGGCGTGGGACAAGTCCAACCGCATCAGGGAAGAGGCGCTCAAGCAGGCCCAGGCGCCCGAGATCAGGGACACGCCCGAGGGCTGGGCCAATCGCCAGGTGCTGATGGTCGCGTCTGACCCGACGACGTACATCGGCCTGCCCGCTGGCGGCATCGCCGACGGGGCCAGGACGCTGCGCGCGGCCGAGATGGCCGAGCGGGCGACCGAATTGAAGGGGCTCGGGCTGCGCATCCCCGAGGTCAGGGGGCGCACCGCCGCCGAGATCGTCGACCTGCTGCAGGATCAGGTGCTGCATGACGCGTTCGCCCGCCCATACACCGAGGACGAGATGCGCGCCATCCTGCAGCGCGCCTCGCTCGACCTGAACAGCACTGCCCTGGAGGCCCTGTCCACGCCCGCCAAGGGCAAGTTCGAGCCGCTCTCGGGCGAGCAGATCAGGCGCGTGGTGATGAACGCGGTGGGCGAGGCCGACCCGACCATCAAGCCTGGCGACCTGCTGCGCAAGACCGACGACATCCTGCGCGGCGCGGATCACCCCGGACTGACCACCGATGCGCTGCTGGCGAGCGGCGAACCGGTCTTCGACGACGTGGTCCAGGCAGGCTTGCCGTGGTTCAGGGGCACCGCTGCCGACGGCCGACTGCTCGAATCGAAGATGCGCGCTTCCATCAATTCGCTCGAAGACAACACGGCGCGCAGGGCGCTGGCGAACAGCCTGCCCGCGCGCGCCTCGGCCCAGTTCGCGCTCGGCCTGGGCGTCGGTGGGCTGGCGGCGGGCCACGAACTGGCGACCAACAACAAGGACGACCCCAACCTGTGGGGCAAGGCGTTCGCCAAGGGCGCCACGGGCTTCCTGCTCGGCGTCACCTCGCCGTACATGGCAGGGGCGTGGAACCGGACCGTCACGCCCGCCTTCAACCGCGTCGTACTGGACAACCTGAACTCGATCTTCGCGCCGATCAACCTGCTGCGCGACGAGACCAAGAACCCGCTCCAGGCGTGGGTCGGCGAGCGCATGCAGTCGACGGCGGCGGCGCTCATGCACGAGGACCGCTGGCGCTCGGCGTTCGGCGACATGAGCCCCGACGACTGGTGGGAACTGGCCAAGGAGATCGAGAAGACCGACGCGCTGCCCGCGCGCTTCGCGGGCAACGCCAGGGCCCAGGAGGCGCTCGACCTGTGGCGCAACATCGCCCTGTGGGCGCGCAAGTACGACATCATCCCCGAGCCGATCAAGTTCCCGTCGGTCGGCGGCGCGCGGCTGTACCTGCCCCATGTGCGGGCGACCGAGTGGGACACCGCAATGAGCAAGGTCGGCGCGGCCAAGGGACCGGGCCAGGTCTCGCGCGACCCGTTCCGCCACTACAAGGTCAACCGCGAGTTCGCCACGCTGGAGGCGGGCGAAGCGGCGGGCGTCAAGTACGAGAAGGACCTGCCGCAGCTTCTAGGCAGCTACTACAAGCGCGCGCTCGACCTGGTCGCCCACGAGCGGCTGGCCGAGCAGATCAGCAACCTGGCAGCCAAGAACGACCCGTCGCTGATCAGCCCCGCCGCGCTGGCCCGCTGGGTGATTCAGGACAGCGACGTGGTGCGCTGGCCGAAGACCGGGCTGCGCGGCCTGAACCGTCCGAGTGACGCGCGCCACATCAACTCCGTCGACGCACTGCGCCACATCCAGGATCAGCACAAGGTCGGCATCAACCTGGACGACGTGTACATCTCCGAGGACATGTACCGCGTGCTGCAGAACATGTTCGGCGAGGAGTCGTCGAACCTGCTCGACAACAAGGCGGTGCGTGCGCTGACCATCGACCTCAACTCGGTCTTCCGACACAATGTGCTGAGTGGCATCGACTTCTACCACCCGATCAACGAGATCCGGCAGATGTTCGCCACGCAGGGCGCGTACGCCCCGCGCACGCTGTGGCAAACGTTCACCCAGCACACTTTGCCTGGCGCCCACCGCCGCTGGCTGCAGGACCCCGCGACCATCGCCAGCATGCGCGAGGCGCTGCGCGACGGGCTCGATCTGACCACCTCGCCCGACATCGCCGAGCACATGAGCGTCAAGCAGCGCTGGGCCATCGACGCCATGAACACGGTCACGGGCGGCGTGGTCGCCTACCAGGCCGCGCTGCAGTCGGGCGCCAGCCAGGAGGACGCGCTCAAGGCGGGCGCGGCGGGCGCGGCCATGGGCGCTCTGACCTACGCCCCGGTGCTGCCGACCAGGGCGGGCAGCACCTGGAAGTGGGGCATGGGCGGGGCGCAGCGCTCGCTGGTCGAGAACATCACCAGCACCGTGTTCAACCGCTGGCTGCCGTTCTGGAAGCTGACCACGTACCAGATGCTCAAGCCAGGCATGGAGGGCAAGTCGGTCGCGGCATTCGTCAACCAGGTCTACGGCGGGCTGAACATGCTCCAGATCGGCCGCTCAAGACATGTGCAGGACGCGCTGCGGATGAGCGTGCTGACGCCCGACTGGACTGAGTCGTGGGCGCGCATGTTCGGCTCGGCGCTCTTCCGCTGGGGCAAGGATGAACCGGTCGGCGCGCTCTCCCGCCGCTACTGGGCGAACGCGGCGGTGCAGGGTGCGCTGATGCTGGAGACGGCCAACCTGATCTTCGGCGGGCACAGCGCCTGGGAGAACGACCCCGACGCGGTGCTGCTGGTCGACCTGTCGCAGCTATACGACTGGATGCACTGGCGCCGCCAGGACCCGCGCACGGGCGAGAAGGTCACCCCGTACCTGGACATCCTGGGCCCGCTCAAGGCCATCTTCGAGCCGCTCCAGTTGACCGCCCGCGCGGCGGCGTCGACCGGGTACGAGAAGCTCGGCTTCGACCCCAAGACGATGCCCTTCCGCGCTGAGATTGCGGGCGAGCCAGGCAAGACCTACCAGCCCGACTGGGGCACGTCCTGGAAGAGCTACATCGGCAACCGCACGGGCTGGCTGCCGAGCACCGTCTTCGAGCAGTGGAACGGCTCGGACTGGAGCGGCCGACCGATCAGCCAGCCGAGCGACTCCGAGGCGCAGAAGATGGCCGGTCAGATTCTCCAGTTCGCACAGCGCATCATCCCCGCTGGGCAGAGCGACCTGGCGCGCGGCATGGCGCGTGGCGAGCCGCCCGCCGCCACGATCCTGAGCGTGCTGACGGGCATGCGCACCAGGCGCGAGTCGGACACCACGCGCTACTTCAAGCAGATCGACGAGGAGCGCAAGCGGCTGGGCGTGTCCGATCAGGACTGGAACAAGCAGCGGCTGGATGACTTCAGGAACAACCAGCGTGTCGACGGGCTGATCGAGGGCTACACCAATGGCACGCTGGTCAACGACAGCACGCCCGTCGACCCGATGAAGAACCCGCTCACGCCGCGCCAGCGCACCGAGTTGATCGCCGACCAGAGCAAGCAGCGCATCACTCAGCGCGAGCGGCTGAACACCCTGGTCGACACCAGCGACGTGGCTGACCAGACCGAGAAGGACCGCATCCAGCGCCACTTCAACGACCTGCAGAAGCTGAACATCATCTCGGGCCAGGAGAACGTGCCCGCCGACCCCGAGCCCGACGACATGGCGCACATGGATGAGATCTACCGGCTAGCGTGGATGAAGGACCCGCACGAGGTGGCGCGCCTGAAGGGGCTGCCGCGCGACCAGGACTGGCCCGCCAACATCGGCGAGGCGGCGCAGGCCATCTTCAACCACCCGCCCAACTACGAGGCCGACCGCAGGCTGGCCGACCTCAGATCGCGCTGGCTGATCGAGGCGAGCAATACCTGGGGCGTCGACCCGGCTGTGCTGCAGGACTACATCAAGGCGCGGGTGTACCAGGTGACCGACCGCAACGGCCAGTTCGTGCCGCCGCCGCTGCCTGGCGTGACGTCGGCCCAGCTTGACCGGTGGGTCGACGACTGGCAGGCCAAGGGGCGCGACGAGAAGGGCAACGCGCTGCCGCTGAACGAGGATGCGGCGATGTACCGCCAGCAGTACGTGATGGAGCTTGCGCGCCAGACGGGGCTCGACCCGCAAGCCATCCAGCAGCGCATTCAGCTACGCGTGATGCCCGTCCAGGACTCGACGCCCGCCGCCATCGAGCGCAGGCACGCTCTGGACGTGCTCAACAACGCGCGCTTCTATCGCTACCAGGACGAGCAGGGCAACCCGGTCGGCACGCCGGTCGACTGGAAGCGCTGGGACGGCGAGATCGAGGCCGCGCGCAAGACCTCGTACGCCTTCCGCTCGGGCGCCTTCGGTATCTTCCAGAAGGACGGCAAGCTGGACGAGGACCTGACCAACAAGTACAAGTGGCAGCAGCAGGGCCGCGCCAACAAGCTCAAGGATGTGCTCAACTCGCAGCACGCCGACGACTACCAGCACTGGTTTGGCGACGGCGCGGACCTGACCGAGGACCAGTGGCGGCAGTACCAAAACGGCACGCTCGACATGTGGAAGGACAAGCCGCCGCCCATCGAAGCCAAGAACCGCACGCGGGCCATGCGCCTGTGGGCCGCGCTCACGCCCCAGGAGCGCGTCGACCGGGGCGTGGAGATACAGGGCGGCGGGCCGCCGATCAGCTACCTGCACAAGTGGCCAAGCGGCATCTGGACGACCGAGCGGGTGCCCCTGGCAGCGTATATGCGCTACATCAACGCCAACCGCTCGGGCGCTTACCTGCTCGGTGATCTGGACCCCAAGAACGATCCTGATCTATCCTCGGGAGGTCCGTATGCCTCAGAGCCCTGACAAGTACACCGGCAAGGTCAAAGTGGGCAGCGGGCCGGTGCCGCTGCAGCGGTGGTCCGACAAGGACCGAGTGAGTGCGCGTGAGGACATGCGCATGGAGGAACGCAAGAGCCCGCATCCCAAGGAGAACTTCTCGGCCCTGCCTACCCCGTGGAAGGGGTACGGGCCACGCAAGGGGGAGGACGAATGAGGTTCCGACGCGGCAAGAAAGGTGTGAGGACCAAGTAATGGCCACGATCAACAGCAAGCACCAGAAGGTCAGCGGCAAGAGCGCGGGTACCAACTACGAGTACAAGCGCGACGGCTATGCCTCGGGCCCGGTACCCAAGTCCATGCAGGGGACGAAGGTCGGCCTGACCAACCACCAGGGCTACTCGGGCCCGAGCGTGGCGCAGGGTACGCACAGCAAGTAGGACATGACCGAGACCCCCGCAGACAACGCTGCCGACGTCGAACAACTCCCCGCTGCGCCCGAAGCTCCCGCAGCGCAAGAGGACACGGCACCGGAGACGGAAGCGGACGCCCGTGAGCGACAAATCCAGCTTCGGCTGACCCAGCAGGGCCGCGAACTGGCCGCTGCGCACCGCCAGGCCGAGGTGGCCACGGCTGCCTCGCAGGCCATGGCGACGCAGATCCAGGAGATGCGCGGCTACATGGTTCAGATGGCCAAGGGCCTGAACGAGCGCGAGCAGCGCGACCAGGCCCAGCGTCAGCAGCAGATGGAAGCCGAACTGGCCAGCCTCCCCCCCGCCGACAGGATGCAGCGTCAGATCGAGATGCTGCAGGGACAGATCCGGCAAATGCAGCAGCGGCCTGCTGTGCCACCCGCACAACCAGCGCAGCCGCAACGCCAGCAGACCCAGCCCCAGCGCCAGGCGACCGACGACGAGCGGCGCCAGTACATGGAAAAGCGCGTCCAGGAGATCGTCTCCGAGGCCGAGCGCACCTACGGTGTCAGGCCCAACCTGGACGAGATCCCCGACGAGGACTGGGGCAACGAGACCGCGTTTTATTCGGCGGCTATGCGACAGGCGCAATCACGCGCCGGAGGCAACACTGTGGCACCTAAACCGAAGGACGAGACCCCCGCGCAGATGCGTGAGCGCATTCGGCAGGAGGAGCGTGAGAAGCTGGGCGCCACGTCGCCCGCGTCGCCCCGCCCCGCCGCGACTGGCGGTCGCAAGAAAGCCGCCAGCGAATCAGATGTGCGCGCGGCAGCCCAGAGCTACGACTCCAAGGCGGGCCCGAAGGCCAACCTGGAGCGCATGAAAGAACTCCGCAAGAGCATGGGATGAGCGGCACTACCGGGACGCAAGCGCAGCCTGCACAGGTCAAGCCCAGTTACCCCAAACCCAGGAAAAAACCCAAGAAGAGGTAACCCATGCCGCAGGGCACAACCGGCACCGTTGCACTGGCCCCGGAAGTCAAGGCGATGTACGACGCCGACTTCTACATCCAGGGGCAGAGCGTCCTGTACTGGGACCAGTTCGCCGACCTCAAGGGACCGATCATGAACGGGCAGCGTGGCATCAGCCAGAACTTCCCGATCATCGAGTCCCTCCAGCCCAACCCGACCGTGCTCGACGAGTTGATCGACGTGGCCCCGCAGCAGATGCGCGGCTCCGAGGTGGTCATCACGCTCAGCGAGTACGGCAACGCCATCGAGGTGACCAAGTTCCTGGTCGCCACCGCCTACGCCGACGTGTACAAGCAGGCGGCGTACATCAACGGCTACAACCTGGCCGAGAGCTTCGACTACATTGCGCGCGCCGTCTTTGGTCAGGGTTCCCGGGTCTGGTTCCAGAACAACCGCACCACGCGCGCGCAGTTCGCGGGCATGACCACGTCGGCCGACGTGATGGGCATCAAGTTCATCGAGTTGCTGTCGCTGATCGGCGCCCGCTCGACCAAGATGCCGCTGTACGAGGACGGCGCGGTGGCCACGGCCATCCACCCGTTCGTGTTCTACGACCTGATGCAGGACGCGGCCAACGGCGGGCTGCGCACGATGTCCCAGTACAGCCACCCGGAGTTGCTGTTCAACGGCGAGCTTGCCTACTGGGGCGGGCTGCGGCTGATCGTGACCGCCAACGCCAAGGGCTTCTGGGGCGCGGGGGCGGCTGCGGGATCGGCCGTGGCGACCACGCTCTCGTCAGCGGCCAACCCAGGCGACACCACGATCAACGTCACGGCAGGCACCAACATCGCCGTCGGGCAGTGGCTGTCGATTCAGGACGCGACCGAGCCAGGCAACACCTGGTCGGACAGCAATGAGCTTTTCCGAGTTACCGGTGTGGCGGGAACTGTCATCACCGGATTCGCCCTGGACCCTGGTCCTGGTGATGCTGCTGGTCTGCGCTTCGCTCACTCGTCGGGCGCGGCGGTAGTCAACAACAACAGCGTGTTCCCCGTGCCCGTCTTCGGTCCGAACAGCGTGACCAAGGCAAGCTCGGACTGGACGGGCCCGTACGGCGAGACCGTGGTCACCGGTCCGTTCGACCGCCTCGGCCGCTTCCTGACCTTCGGCTGGTACGGCATCGAGGGCTACGCCCGCACGCGCAACGCGTGGCTGTTCCGTGGCGAGGTGGGGTCCAGCCAGTCGTGAGCACGGTCATCCACACGGGCGAGTACATCGACCCCCCCGCCAATGCAGCCAAGGACGGCGACTACTACGACCGTTGCCCGTCCGACGGGTGCATGGAGGTCGACGCGCTCCACCGCAATGAAGGCAATCGGGCGGGGCCGAGAGAAGCGGTCCACGACTGGTCGATCTTCAGTGCCGACACGAGAAGGGGCGGCTGCGGGTTCGTGTGGACGCGCACCGCGACCGGGGGTGTGGTCCGCGACCACGCCCTCGGGCGCGAGTCGCGCTGGAAGACGGCCAGCGCGGGTACGGAGCGCTTCACGTCGGTTCCGTCCGACCAGTACCGCACCAACTACGAGCGCATCTTTGGACATTCGTAACGCGCACCCCGACCACATCGGGTTGCAGACCATCGACAACAATGTGCTGCACACGCTGTGGCCGTGCCTGAGCCACCCTGCTAGCATCCCGTGCGAGCAGGCCCAGCGCACGGCGTCCAAGCGGGGTCTGCGGTCACTGGTGCCTGCTCCTTCCAACCTCCAGGTACGTCCATTCCCGGCCCCGCAGAAGGAAGTATGATCCAGTTCCAACAGTCTCTGGGCGACGCGTACGTGCGCCCCGCGCGCAACGTCATGCTGCCCAGCACGCCTGGCCGCCAGGTCAGGTTCATGCAGGGCCACGCGGTCATCAAGCACGGCCACGACATGGTCGCCATGCTGCGCCGACCCGACGTCAGGATCGTGCTCACGCCGTACGCGCTGAGTTGGTGGGACACCTGGGCCCAGCAGGTGGGTGAGCGGATCGAGGCGGACGTGGTGGTCCCCGACGAGCCAAGCTGGGATCCCAGCTTGCGGAGTGAGGTCCTTGGCACAAGTAGCACGGACCCTGATCAGGGAGCTTAGCGAGCGCATCGGCGACCTGGTCATTGCGACCCCGAGCGGGGGCGGCACCGGGTCGCTGATCGACTCGGACCTGCTGCAGTACTTCCCCCAGCCACTCACCCAGTTCAACGGCTGGGTGTACGGCACCGACAGCGTGCCGACGGCCGCCAATCGGGGCATCGAGCGACGCGGCAAGCAGTGGATCCCCGACAACAACATCCTGCTGCTCTACCCGCCCGGTTTCCCGGGCCCGATCCAGGGCGGCGAGTACGAGATCAGCATGCGCTACCCGAGGCACAGGAAGATGGCCGCGCTCAACTCGGCCATCAGCCAACTGGGCCTGCTGTGGTACCGCCAGATCGTCGACGAGACGCTGGTCACCGAGGTCAACCGCTGGATCTACGAGCCCGACCCCGTCCAGAACTGGGCCAACATCTACCGGGTCGAGATCCAGATCAACACGGCCGAGGAGCAGATCGGCTACCCGTTCGCCGACGCCGAGTACCTGAACTGGCGCTCCAGGCGTTGGGTGGACACCCTTGGCGCCGAGCACTGGGCCATCGAGTTTGCCATCCAGCCGCCGCCCGACCGCACCCTGCGCATCTTCGGCGAGGGCTTCTACCCCAACCTGCAGTTCGACGACGATGTGCTGGCGATTGCGGGCAAGTGGGAGGGTGGCGCACTGGAATGGGTCTACGACTGGGCCGAGTTCAGGCTGAACGACAGCATCTCCAACCGCCTGCCGACCGGTGAGGCAGAACGCATCAGACAGCAGGCGCTCGATAGGTTGGAGCGGCAGAAGAACGATGTGCTCAACAACGCCCCGTCGCACATGCCTGGGCGGATCGTGACCCCAGGCCACGGCGACGCGATGGCCTTTCCGAGTCCCGAGGACTGGCGCTTCCTGGGCGCCTTCAAAAGTGCTTCGTTCCGGCTGGGATAGTGTTCCAAGTATGACCACTTGCCGCACGCTTGACGGGCGAGTAGCTAAGCCACCAGTACGCTACCTTCCAGATGGCGTACGTGCTGCTTCCCTGCTTGCACAGCCAACGGATGTTGGCGACCTGCTCGGGCGTCAGCTTGCGGTTGTGAGCATGGCCCCACTTCGGGTCACGCCTGCCTTTGGTGTCCATGTCCTGCACATTTTCAAGCTGCGTCCCCAGCCACAGATGAGGCAGGTACACGCAGCGCGGGCGGTCGCACGTGTGACACACGTTCAACCCGTCAGGGATCGGACCCCGCGCTCGCATCCAGGCCACACGTGCCGCACGCTCGGTATGCCCCAGGTAATGGCAGGTAGGCGAGTTGCCGGGCCAGAGCAAACACTCGCCATCCTGAATCAAACGCAGCCACGGGCTGTTCCTGTATACCAAGCCGCGAGGTCTCATGCGCCTAAGCATACAGGTTCGTGATGTCCGAGGCGACTATCCACCTGATCATCGAGGCCGTCGTGGCCGTCATACTGATCCTGGCCATGACCTGGGTCGTGCTCAGCCCCGTCTCGGACGAGGTGACCAAGGGCGCGCTGGTCATTCTGAGCGGCGCCACCGGGTATCTATTCGGCAGGCGGGTTAGCTAGTGGCCGTCATCCCCTGGCCGAACCCGATTCCGGGCCAGCCTGACCAGGTCATCATCGACGGCATGCCCATGCAGGTCGTGCCGGGTAAGTACTCGGTCGAGGAGGCCGACCGCTTCGGCGAGAAGGTGTCCTCGGGGGCGCTCAGCTACTCCGACTTCAACCCGTACGAGAACGCCTGGGCCATTTCCGCTCTGGTCGGCGGGGCGGGATTGAGAAGGTACTCGGACGCGGGCGACGACGTCGACAAGTACATCACCCTGTACACCGAGTCGACCAACGTCAACTGTGCCTTCGCGCCGATTGTGCTCAGTCCGCAGGTGCTGCTGAACACGCTACCGGGCGCGACCGCGCCCGCCGTGTGGATGGGCGAGGACTGGCGCTCGAACGTGGCGGGCGAGGCCAAGCGGCTGCTGGCCGTGGCCAGCAAGGGCGCCGACACGGGCGTGTACGTACGCACCAGCGGCGGACCATGGACGTTGTGGGCGACGATCACGGCCAAGACCGACCCCGTGCCGACGGCCATCGGCATCTACGAGGGCACGCTCGTGGTCGGCTACGCCTCGCGCCACCTGGCCGCCAGCGTCTCGGCAGCGGGCGTGGTCGGCACAGTCACCCAGGACGCCAGCGAGCCCGCTGGGGTGCAGCCGCTGTACGTCTGGGCGTTCACCTCGGACCACGCCTCGGCGTTCGTCGCGGGCGGGCCGAGCGTGACCGACTACTACCGGGTCATGTCCAGCGTCGACCCGCACCAGTTGTACTCCAAGCCCGTCGCCACGGGTGACTCGATGGTCGCCAGCCTGGCCCCAGGCGGCGGGCTGGTCAGCGTGTACGTGGGCAAGATCTCGGAGCTTGGCTGCATCACCCTGTCGGCGGTCTACCAGAGCCTGATCCCGTTCGACTCGCGCCTGGACACCAACTGCAAGCCGATGAAGTGGCTGCTCGCCTCGGGTGCCGACCAGCAGCGCGGCAGCCTGACCCTGGTCTTCCCGCGCGACCGGTCCTTGTGGGAGTACGCGCCCGCCGACCAGTTCTCAGGCACAGCTAGCTGCATTGCGCCGTGGGCGCAGAACTTTCGCCGCCCGCCCAACGCGCGCGGTAAGGTGACCGCGCTCATCGGGTCGAGCCGCTGGCTGTATTACGCGGTGCAGAACTCGGCGGGCAACACGTGGATCTGGCGCAACGACCAGAGCACCGGGTCGCCGCACACGTACCTGTACCTGGGCGCGGTGACCGTCTCGGCCATGGCGGTCACCCACCTGTTCAGCGGCAACCCGCTGCTGCTGTTTTCCATCGGCACCCAGATCGGCTCGGTCATCCTGCCGCTCGACGGCGACGCCGAGTTTGACGACCCGAGCACGCGCTACGCCCTGCAGGGCTACCTGGATCTGCCCGACGTCGACCTGGGCTTCCCCGACGAGGACAAGATCGGCTTCGGGGTGCGCATCATCGCCGACAACCTGGCGGGCCTGAACCGGTACATCAGGGTCGAGGCGAGCATCGACGGCGGCGCCTGGGTCGACATGGGCATCGCCAACCAGAGCCCGTCGGACGAGCTTGACTTCCCGATCAACAACATCCCGCGCGCCAAGCGGCTCAAGCTGCGCGTGTGGCTGTACACCGACGACGCGACGGTCTCGCCCCAACTGTGGGGCATCTCGCTGCGCGTGAGCCTGAACACCAAGGTCTATCGGCTATTCGTGCTGCAGACACGTGTGCCCGCTGGTAGCTTCTCGACGCTCGCCGACGACCTGCAGAACCCGTACCTGCAGATCCTGCACTCGTGGGTCATCAGGCGGGCGGGCTTCCCGGTCTCGTTCGCCGACCCGTGGAACGACCCGTACTGGGTCAGGGTGCTCAAGGTCCAGCAGCAGCAGGCGCTGCGCGAGCCCGACCGCACGCCCGAGTGGGTCATCGACTGGACGCTGCTGGAGTTCCTGGCGGGCGACGTCGAGACCGGTGAGTTCCGCTACGACATGGACTGGACAACCGATCCGCCCAGCCACCCCGAGGAGCAGGACCTGTATGGCTATGACCAGCCGCTGGCCACGTATGCTGGGGACCAGAGCTTCTGATGCCTCTTGACACGACGCGTATGGTCCCGCGCGGTCACCTGATCTCGACTGACATCAAGCAGTACGCCGACCTGCTGCTGGGCAGCATGGTCGACCAGCCGGTGTTCCTGAACAACACGCTGCGGCTGGGCAGTTACCTGCAGCAGTCGATCATCCTGACCCCTGCTCTGCCTCCGTCGGGCAGCCTGCGCATCTACCCCAAGAGCGACAACCACCTGTATCAGCTTGACTCGTTGGGGGTGGAGACTGACCTGACCACGGGCGGCTCGGGCACGACCGAGGTGTGGATCGACCCGGAGGAGCCGGCACCACGCGACGACCTGGTGCTGTGGGTCGACACCGACCAGTCGGGTGGTGGGGGTGGCGGTGGCGGCGACCTGAACTATGTGCACACGCAGACCGCGCCGTCGACCACCTGGACGGTGGTGCACAACCTGGGCAAGTACGCGGCCGTCGACGTGGTCGATAGCGGCGGCTCGGTGGTCATCCCTGATGTGCACTACGACAGCGCCGCGCAGGTGACCCTCACGTTCGGCTCGGCCACTTCAGGAAAGGCGTACATGAACTGATGCCTACGCTCGGTGCAAGCCTGGACTTTGCCAAGTACGAGGGGCGCAACCTCCGGGGCCACCAGCTAGGCACCGCGCCGTCGTCGCCCGTCACCGGTCAGCTTTACTACAACACCGCCGACAACACCCTGTACTGGTACGACGGCAGCCAGTGGGTCTCGGCCAGGGGCGGCGCGGCGTCGGTCCCGCCCGCCACCACGGGCGCGCTGGGCACCATCCAGCTAGCGGGCGACCTGAGCGGCACGGCGACCAGCCCGCAGATTGCAGCGGGCGTGATCACCGACGTCGAGGTGGCGGCGGCGAACAAGGACGGGCTGCAGGGCACGGCCAGCATGCGCACGCTCGGCTTCGGCGCTCAGCAGGCGCTGTACGGCAACGTCGCACTGAACCAGATCCAGGTGCCGACTGGGTCGCTGCTGCTGAACAACCAGCGCATCGCCAGCATGGCCGATCCGACCGCTGCAACCGACGCGGCGACCAAGCAGTATGTGGACAACCTGTCGCAGGGGCTGGACACCAAGCTGTCGGCCAGGGCCATAGCGACGACCAACATCACCCTGTCGGGCACCCAGACCGTGGACGGCGTGGCCCTGGTGGTGAACGACCGGTGCGTCGTCGCGGGTCAAAGCACGGCTGCCAACAACGGCATCTACTCGGTCCAGTCGGGCGCCTGGACGCGCACCACCGACGCCGACACGTGGAACGAACTGATCTCGGCGTACGTGTTCATCGAGAGTGGCACGGCCAACGCCGACAGCGGCTGGCTGTGTACCGTCGATCCCGGCGGCACGCTCGGCTCGACCGCCGTCACATGGACCCAGTTCTCGGGCGCTGGCCAGATCACCGCTGGTGCGGGCCTGACCAAGACCGGCAACACGCTCGACGTGGTCGCGGGCGACACCTCGCTGACCGTGGCGGCGGACAACGTGATCGTCAACACGTCGGTCATCGCCACCGTGGCCAGCGTGGCGGCCAAGGCTAATTCGAGCACCACCATCACCGCTGGCAACGGGCTGACTGGCGGCGGCGATCTAACGACCAACCGCACGCTCGACGTGGGCGGCACGACCAACCGCATCACCGTGGCGGCCGATGCCGTGGACATCGCGGCGACCTACGTCGGGCAGACCTCGATCACCACGCTTGGCACCGTGGCTACCGGCACATGGAATGGCACTACGATAGCCGTGGCCAACGGTGGGACGGGCCAGACGACGGCCAAGGCTGGGCGTGAGACGGGGCTCGGCGCGGCGGGCTACTATTCCAGCGCCACGCACGGTGCGGGCACCTCGATCAGCATCACCCAGGCCACGCACGGGCTGCGCGCCAGCCGTGGCCTGCTGGTCCAGGTCCAGGAGGAGGCTACCGGCAACGTGGTTATCCCAGACATCTCGGTCGCCGCCACGGGCGACGTGACGGTGACCTTCGGTGCGAGCGTGTCGGCGAACGCGTATCGGGTGACGGTCATCGGCTGATGCCCGAGATCCCTGGTACGCTCAAGCCGCCCCGTCTGGCGAGCGCCCCCGGTACCCCTGTGCTCGGTCAGATGTACGCCAACACGGCCAGCAACACGGTCTACTGGTGGAACGGTACGGTCTGGCTGTCCGTCTCGCCCGAGGTGCACGTCGGCACCGCCGCGCCCAGCCCGCGCGTGAATCAAACACTCTGGGTGGACACGACCTGATGGCTGTTCTGAAGTACTGGGACGGCGCCGCCTGGCAACTGGTCTCGGGCGGTGGCGGCAGCGTGACCTGGCCGCTGCTCGCGCCCGACGGCAGCGCCGCTGCGCCCAGCTACGGCTTCGGCAGCAGCGCGGCGGGCCTCTACTCCAACGGGCTGGCCGTGAACATTGCCAGTGGCGGCGTGGTGCGTATGGCCGTCGGCGGCACCACGGTCCTCTACAACGGGCTGCAATGGGGCACCGACAATACCAACGACATCGGTAACAACCTGTCGGCCCGCCCGCGCAATCTGTACCTGGGCGGGAACCTTGACCTGGGCGGCACGCGCATCAAGGCCAAGTTCGACGAGTACTACGACGCCAACTCGACGTACTTCATGACCAACAATGCCGTCGCCAACGGCAGCCCGAACACGTACCTGACCGTCCTGCCGGACGACACGCCGGGCAACGTGGGCTCCACGACGGGCATCAACCTGTTGGACAACCCGACCGTGGCCTCCGCGCACTACTTGCTGTTGCAGAAGGGCTACAACCAGGCGACCGTCTCGTCGGACCAGACGCTGTACATCGGCACTGCTGCCAGCGCTGTCGTGAACTTCGTCATCGGCGGGTTCACCCGCTGGACGCTCAATACCAGCAACCACATCGTGCCGGCCACCAGCAACACCAACGACATCGGTACGAGCAGCCTGCCCGTGCGTGCGCTATACGTCGGCACGTCGATTGCCACCCCGGCCTTGATCCCGCCCGCCAACATCTTCGAGCAGCGCAACAGCACCAGCCCGCAGGTCTGGCGGCTGTACAACACGTACACCGACACGAACAACTACGAGCGATTCGTCATCTCGTGGGGCGCGAATCAGGTCAGCATCCAGAACGAGGCGGCGGGCACCGGGTCGATCAGGCCGATCATCTTCAACGGTGGCACGGCCACGGTCAACTTCAACACGGCCCAGGTCTTCGCCTGGCAGACCAACAGCGCCACCAAGTGGGCCATCGTCACCTCCGAAGGTGGGCACTGGCGACCAGGCCCCGACAACGCCCTGGACCTGGGTACCGCTGCCAACCGAGTCCGCAACGTGTACGTGGGCAGCGGTATTGGCATCGGAACCAGTCCAGCGACAGATCGCGGCCTGGGTATTGGAACGGCTGCACTCGCGGGTACGGCCCAGTACGGGGCCGTGATCAACCCGCCGTTCACGTCGGCGGCGACGACGCTTGGCACGGCGGTCTACGCCGGAGTCCAGACGCAGGCTGCGGCCTTCACCATGACTGATGCCCATGCCTTCCGGGCCTGGAGCCCAAATCTCGGCGCTGGCTCAAGTATTACCAACACCTATGGCATCAGGGTTGAGAGCCAGGGCGGGACGGGCATTACCAACGCCTATGGCGTCTACATCGCCGCGCAGGCCGGGGCGAGCACGACCAACATCGGCCTGTACAACGCGGGCACCACGCAACTGGTCGGTGCGGTCACGTTGCCCAACGGCACGGCACAGGCGTTACTCGGCAGGTACGAGGGCCAGAGCATCTCGTGGAGCACCGCGCTCACAGGCTGGCAACCCGTCACGCCCGCCCAGGTGACCGTGACCGTCACGTCGGGCACCGCGCTGCTGCGCGTGGAGTGCGGCATCACGCTCTCACACAGCGCGGCCAATGGCTCGTGGTACGTCACGCTGGGGCAGAACGGCAACCCGTACTTCCAGCAGACGTTCAACCTGTCGCCTACGGCCGGCGTCCCGTTCCCCGTCTCGTTTACGCGCTACCTGGGGCCGGTGTCGCCCGGCAGCTACACGTTCCAGATCTTTGTCTATAACAACGTGGCAGGCACGCTGACGGCCTACGCCAACTCGCTCGCGTGGATCTACGTGACCGAGCAGCGATGCTGAAAGGAGCAAGACATGACGACTCCCGAACCACCGCCCCCGCCCGCCACGGTCGGCACGCAGCCCGAGACGGCGTTCGCCGTGAACCAGGTGATCGGCCAGCACCTGCGCGCCTTCACGCAGAACAAGGGCGTGATCAATCAGGACCACGCCTGGCTGGAGACGTGCGACCTGAAGGTCGCCCCGTACTACTTCAGCACGGAGCAGGAGACGCTCATCAAGAGCGCCATTGCCGACCTCGATACGGCGCTCGACGGGATCAACATGACCTTCATTAGCCGGATCATCGGACTGGCCTAGACCCATGCCCCTGGACTCCACCAACTTCTACCCCAAAGGCCCTGTGCTGGCGGGGGACATGAAGCAGTTCTACGACCTGGCCACGGGGGTCATGCTCGACCAACCGGTGACCTACCGCAACGTGCTCAGCGTCGGCGGCAACCAGGGGCTGACCACGGTACCGCTCAAGATCTACGGTGCGACGGGCCAGAACACCAACCTGATTGACCTGTACGCCGACCGCTCGGCACCCCAGCCTGGCTTCGGCTTCAACGCCGCTGGCGCCTTTGCCTGGGGCCCTGGTGGTGCGGCGCCGCAGGACACCTTCCTGTCGCGCATCGGCACCCAGGTCGACGCGACCGACCGCCCCGGCCTGCTGATCAACCCCGACCTGCGCGTGAGCAGCACGCTGACCGTCGGCGTCTCGATCAGCCTGCCCACCTCGGGCGCGATCATCTTCGGCGCGGCCAACCGTCTGCGCGGTGACCTGAGCAACGTCACGCACGCCCAGCGGCTGCTGTTCCTGGGCACCACCTCGAACACGTCGAGCGTAATCGGCATCATCCCCAACGGCTCGGGCACCGCCTCGGGCTTCAACTCGTACAACAGCAGCAACCCCGACCTGGCCAGCTACGTGCAGCTAGGCATGAGCAGCACCAGCGCCACGCTCATCAGCAGCCACACCGGTACGGCGGGCGACTTGCCGCTGGTCATGGGCGCGGGCACCACGGCCAGGCTGACCATCCCAACCGCTGGCTACGCGACCTTCGCGGGCGTCTCGGTGTGCGTGCCCAACAGTTCGTACTACGCGGCCATGGATACCGGCGGCGTGCAGCGGCCGATGTTGTGGCAGGACAGCTTGAACAACACGGTCGTCCAGGCGGGCGGGGCGAACGTGACGCGCTTCCTGAACCAACCCGTCTCGGTCGAGTGGGCGCGCTTCGACGCCACCCACCTGACCGTTAACTACCAGGAGTCCATCGTCTACATCCCACCGGCCGTCAGCGCGTCGTCGTACCTGACGGCCATGCTGGAGCTACGGACCAACGCCAGCGTCCCGCCGCAACTGTCCTTCCACATGCCAGGCGCCATCGGCGGCACGATGTACATGCCCGTGGGCGGCTGGCCACGCTGGATCCTGAACACGAGCACGGACTACGCGTTCGTGATGGACGGCCTGACCCAGACGCTGACCAGCAAGACGATCACCAGCCCGACGCTCAACGGGACCGTGGCGGGCCAGCCTGGCTGGGCGAGCGCACAAGCCTTCCCCGCCTCGACCACGGTCGGCGGCCGTCCGATCATGCTCGGCTACGCCAACGCCAGCGACTACCAGGTCGACTACGGCATCACCGGTATGGTGACCATCCCCGCTGGCGGGGCAGGCAACACGGCAGTCAGCTTCAACCACGCCTTCTCCACACCACCGGCCATGGTCCAGGTCACGCTGACCAGCTTCTCGGGGGCGATCTCGAACGGGCTAAGCAAGATGGGCTCACCAAATGTGCACGGCATCGGGACCAACGGCTTCTTTGTCGACCTGGACAACCAGACCGGGGGCTCGCAGGCCGTGCAGTTCGCCTGGCTGGCCATCGGCCGCTAGACTGGAGGACCTATGGACGAGGTAACTCTGAGCCCCGCAACGCTGAGACGACTGGCCCGCCTGCAAGCGCGCGTGGAGGGGGCCGTGGCGGTCTTCCAGGCTGCCCAGCAGGTCGCCCAGCAGCAGAACACGACGCTCCAGCAGGAACTGACCGAAGCGTGCGCCGACGAGGGCATGACCCTGCTCCAGGACAACCAGACCCAGGTCGACATCGACTGGAAGACAGGCGTAGTCCGGTTACGCAAAGAAGCCACCCCGTCACCGCTGGGCAACGGGGTGGCTGAGCCAGCGTTCTAGCTGGCCTTCGGTTTGCGCCCGCGCTTGACCTTCACGGGCTCGGGCGGCAGCACGTCGTCGAGCGGGGTCGGCTCGGCCATCGGCTGAGGCAGCGGCTCCTCGCCAAGCTCGGCCAGGATCCTGTCCAGCGCCACGTGCATGTTGATCACCTCCTGGGCCACGTCGGCGTAGCCGTTGAAGCTGACCCTGCTCACGTGCTCGATGCGGTTGCACATCTCCCACACCTCGGTGACCCGGTCGCCCACGGTACGCAGGTCGGCGTCGAGCTTGTCGATGACCCTGATCAGGAGGTCCACGCTCTCGGCCAGGGCGGTCGTGCGCTCGGCGTCGGGGCCAGGCCCCGTGCCGTTGTGCACGGGCAGATCGAGCGGGCTGGGCTCGACCTTCTCGGCGGTGTCGATGCCCGCCGCCGCAGCGGCAGCCAGCACGGGGTCGGGCTGAACCTCAGCAGCGATGGCGTCCTCGACCCAGTCGGGGACCACGGGCGTCGGGTCGATCACGGGCCCAGGCTGGGGCTCGGGGGCGGGCTCCGACGTGAGCTTGTTGAACCACGCGTCGAAGTCGATAGGGTCTTCAGTGCTAGGCACACGGCCTCCTGTCTTGGCCTGGTAGACCGCCTTGCTGGCGGCGAGCGCGGTGTGAACGACCCAGGCGTACGCTCCTGCCCGGCGCAAGTCTTTGATCCGCAGGATCTGCAGGTCGGTCGGCTTGCTCTTCTCCCCGAACTTGAGTTCCAGCGCCAGGAAGTGGCCGAGGGCCACCCCGAACAGGTCGGGATGGCCTGGCCCCGTGCTGGCGTTGGCGGGTCGCCCGAAGACCAGCACCTCACCCTTGCTCGGCGGGTAGTCCTTGCGGATGGCAGCGAGCACCTGTGCCCGCAGCCTGGCTTCGGGCGTGGCCATCAGTTGTCGAACAGATCGGCCGCGCCTTCGAGCACGCTCGGCGTACCCGTCGGACCGTTAGGCGTGCGCGGCGCCGTCACCCCACCCGTGCCGCCCAGCGGCGGGTTGCCACGGTAGTTGACCCAGTCGCTCTCGGGGTAGAGCGCCTCGATGCCCGAGATTGGCCGACCCGACTGGGTCTGGATGTCCTGGTCGGCGATGAAGGCCACCGCCCGCCGCCCACGGCAGCGCGAGTCCAGGTTGTTGACCAACCGGACGAACGTGGTGTAGCTGTCGATGCGCACGCTGGGCAACTGCTTGGCGATCTCGGGCAGGCCGTACGCCCCGAGCATCATGCCCAGCCCGAAGCTGTTCTTGTTGCCGACCAGATTGAAGTCGCGCAGCCGACCGCCCAGGCCCAGCCCAGGCGCGGCGTCGGGGCCCTGGACGATGCGCACGTAGTTCCACACACCGTCCTTCTTGTCGGCGGCACGGTCCTCGGCGGTCGGCTCCAGCTTCTCGCACTCGACCAGGTAGTAGCCCTCGGGCACGCGGGCCCGACCAGCCTCGGTCCGACCGACCGAGTCATCAAACGTAAACGGTTCGAACGGCATGACTAGCCCTCCTCAGGGGTCTTGAACATCGGCGCGCCATCCGTAGTGCGCCTGATCAGTACCAGCGCCTGGTCCAGGCTGGGGGCCTGGAAGCGGACGGTACAGTGGACGCTGGCGGTTCCACTGGACCACTCACTTGTCAACTCTACCAACACTAATTCGGAATTGTCAACTGTTGCACTCACGACTTAGCCTGAGCCATCAAGGGCGGCACCACCCTGTCCCAGGTCGGCTCCGAGATGACCCTGCCCAGGATGTGCGTGGGACCCTTGGCGATATACCGGTCGTGCTGGCCAATGAACAGGCGGCGCACCTCCCTGACGTTGGCCTGGATCTCTGCGTTATGCTTATCGGTGGGCCCGAGCAGGTCGGGTAGCGGAGGCGGGATCGGTTCGCCATCCGCACGTGACCCGTTGCTCGACGGCTCGGGTGCCTGCAGATCGACGTACAGCCGACCCAGGATCTCCAGGCTGTCCCTGATCCCCTTGAGCGCCTCGGGCGTGAGCCTGGGCCCGGTGCGGATGTCCTCCTCGACCTCGCGCCTGCGGTCCTGCTCCTGGAGCAGATAGACCATGTGCAGCGGCAGCAGGTTGAAGTTGCGCTGCCACTCGCTGCACAGGGCACCGACCTGACCCCAGCCCCGCCAGTCGTGCGGATTTTTCGGGATCGAGTTGATGTACTGCGCCAGACGAGCCGGATCAGATGGTTCGTAGTTGCACACCTTGCCGACGGCCAGGTCCTGCACTCGGGACCACGTGTCCCAGACGCACACGGTGATCGGGTTGCCTGGTGCGGCGAGCGCCTGGTAGATCGTCAGCAGGTCGTTCCAGCGCCGCAGCTTGACCACCCGGAAGTGCTTGAGGTGGGCCACGGGCCTGATGTTCTCGTCGTCGACCGAGATGTGCAGCACCCGCTCGGTGTCGGGGATCGTGCTGGCAAAGGTCGTCTTGCCCGAGCCGTTGGCGCCGTAGATACCCAGCCGCACGTGGGTCAGCGCCGTGATCTTGTCCGGTGGGACGTACAGGTCACGCAGGGTCATTGGTAATCGCTCCTGCCCATGGCGAACAGGTCGTCCGTGCTGGGCTCCATGAACTCCTCACGGTAGACCTCGGATCTCCTGCCCGTCTGGTACTCGTGCATGCACAGCTTGGCGTACGGGCAGAACAGGCGGCAGTCGAGCAGGTTGATGGCGCGCGGGTAGTAGTCCTTCTCCCTGGCGTCAGCGATGCTGCGCAGCACCGCCGCCACGTCCTTGAGCGTCAGGCGGGCGTTGTCGTCGGGCCTGAACGCCACGTAGCGCTGGAACCAGGCGCCCTCGGCCACGACACGGCTGCGCATCTCCGAGATGTACGCCTCGCCCGCGTGCTTACTGCGCAACTCGGCCTCGACGGGCGCCCAGTAGCGCATCCGGGTCTGGCGCTGCTCGTCGCCCGAGTACAGGCTGCCGCCCTTGGTCACCCTGAGCCTGGCGCCAGGCAGGGTCGAGACGTAGTCGAACATGATGCCCGAGACACTGTGCCCCGAGGCGCGCGCTTCGATGTACTGGAGCATGGTCTGCGGGTCGACCGTGCGCCAGTCCGAGTCGGGGATGTCGCGCGTGGTCTTGCGCTCCCAGATCCACAGCCGACCCTGCCGGTCCCGCTTGAGCACGTCGATGGTCGACGTCAGGCAGATGCCAGGCTTGGGCTCCCAACTGACGGGCACCTCGGTGCCGACCGTCTCCCACGGGCCAGGCGCCTCGTCGTGGCCCTGCCAGTACGCCTGGTAGTCCTTGACCAGTTCGAGCACGTCCTGACCCATGGCCAGCACGTCCTCTTCGGGCACCTCGTGCTCCAGCGCCCAGTCCATCATGCGCTGAAGCTCTAGCTCCCACACGCTACCCTCGTCGAGTAGCTGGAGCAGGCGGTGGATCCACACCCCACGGCGCAGTGCGGGGCGCACGTCACGGGGACGGGGGACGAGCTTGTCGACCCACCGATACTCGTAACGTTTCAAACAGCGAGCAGCGTCGTTGAACCCGGTGGTGGACAGCGAGATGTCCATCAGGCCATCCTCCGCTGCGCATACGCCAGATTGACGCACTGCTTGCACTTGCGCAGGCCAGCGGGGTAGAGGTGCCCGCGCTTGCACAGAAAGCGCGTCTCATGTCGGCGCGCCCTGGCTCGAATCGCATTCTCCAGAGCCGTGACGGGCTCCAGATGCTCCAGGGTGCAGCAGTCCTGAACGCCGCACACGTGATCAATAGTCAGCCCAGGACTGATCGGCCCGACGCCCAGAATGTAGGCGATGCGGTGGACCATAACCTCAGTGGTCCCCGCCAGATGCGACCGTCCGTAGCCGCGTCTATCGTGAAAGCCCTGCCATCGCAGGTGCGTGTCGTCCAAGATGCACCGAGCAAACAGCCGTGACAACGTCATGGCTGGTGGTCTGCCAGCGTTCATAGGCACACCTATTCCTTTCTGCTCGGTACCTACTGCAACATCATCAACGACAGGGCAACGAGCGATTCAATGGTGCCAGAGTGTTTTTCGTTTGTCAACCAGGGATTTCGCGGCCAAGCCCCCACGGACCAGCCTTGATCTCCACCTCGATCAGCCCCTCGGGCAGGTAGAGTCCCAGCTTACGAAGCTCGACCGGGGCATGCAGCATCGTCCTCCTGATCTGCTCGGCGGCGGCACGGCCACGGTCTCGACGGACCTCGACGAGCAGCGCATCGTGGATGTCACCGACCACGCGCGCACCCTGCGCATCGAGCAGGATCATTGCCTGCTGGGTAATGTCGGACGCCAGCGACTGCGGCTCGGCGTTGATTCCAGCCCGGATGGCATCCTTCTGCCCAGCCAGCGCAGAGGGCAGCCGACGGATCCGTCCGACGGGCGTCTGGACCCAGCCTCGCCGGATTAGTTTGTCTGCGGCAATGCGGTGCCAGGCAGGGAACTCGGGGTAGCGCCGCCTGAACAGATGCCAGAGCGCCTGGGCCTGGGCGGGGGTCCAGGCAATCTCGAACGTCTTCCAGGCGTACTCTCTGAGCCCCTGCCACGAGATACCGTACAACTGGGCCAGCACGGGCACCTTGCCCATCACCTGCCGCTCGTCCTTGGTCACCTCCGACTCAGATTTCCTGAGTGCCCGGGCTGCAAAGTCGACGTAGATGTCGGTCCCCTGGTGGAACGCCCAGAGCATCGTGCTACTAGCAATGTGCTCCCAGCTATCGGGCCTGCCCGCCGCCATCCAGGCACAGATCCTGGCCTCGATCTGGCGATAGTCGGCCTCGATCAGCACCTTGCCCTCGGGCGCCGTGTACACGGGCCGCACGCTGGTGTCCCTCGGCGTGGTGTGGAAGAAGCCCGCCAGCCTGCCCGTCTCGACGCTGGTCGTGCGCATGTCGGGGTGCAGCCTGCCGTCGAAGCTCTGCCTGGTCATCCTGTTGATCGGCCTGAAGTACGTGGAGAGCTTTTTCCTGGGCCGCCTTGAGTCCAGAATGAGCCGGGCCTGAGGATGTTCCAAAGCTAGCGACTTGATGGTCGCCTCGTCGGTGCTCGGGTGCTGCTTGCCATTCTTCAGTACGGGCAGGCCCAGGTCCCCATATAACCACTGTGCGACCTGACGGGGGCTAGCTGGGTTGAGCCCCTCAGGCAACCGATCATCCGCCTGGTCGCGCTCGCGCAGGGCCCGATGCATCAGTTGCGCCGCCGTTTTACGGTCGACGTGGATACCCCGCGCAACGAGTTTTTGGAGGGCCCGCAGCATCGGCATTTCCAGCCGGCTGAAGTAGTGCCACAACCTGGGCTCCTCCCGGAGGCGGTCCATGAGCAGGTCGCGCAGCAGCGAGGTGGCCGCCGCATCGTAGCCGTTGTACGGGTACAGGTCGCCGAGCGCGTGGTACTTGCGCGCGTCGATGTCCCAGTCGGGCCAGCCCAGATGGGCCCGCCCCGCCCACTTGAGCGACTTGGGCGCGTTCTCGTC